GGTTGCGACGAGGCTTGCAGGCGAAAAAATAGCCGCAGGAGTGGCGGCTGTTGGGAGGACCTTGAGGGGGCGTCAGAAAGCTAGAAACACCGCCCCTCAGTGATGAGTATAGTCAGTTTTGCGGGCGCGTGAACCCTATCGGACCTCCTTGATGGTCGTCGTCCATGTCGTCCTCATCGGAGCCGGCACCCAGACCACGGGCCGGAATCGCCCAGGGAATCGCCTGCATGATGTGGGGGAACATCACCAGGCCGATCAGGAAGACCGCAGCACCGATACCGGGCACGTTCAGGGACACCCCCACCAGGGCAGCGAAGTAGGCAACAGAAATCAGTATGGCGTAGTTCATTAAGTCATCCGGTAGTGATTGGCAAATGTAAAGGTCATGCTGCCTTCTTGGCAAGCCCGAGACCCACGAAGTCGAAATCCAGACCCGCAGCCAGCAGATTCTCGGCAAACCCGGGCGTGCCCTTGATGATTGCCTCGCGCTGCTGGGCGTGGCGCCACAGGTGGTTATTGAACTGGTCGGAGAAGTCCACGATCAGGCAGATGTTCGGGCCGATCTTCTTCGCCCGCAGACCCCGCCCGATGCGCTGACGCAGGGCCACTTCGGCTTTCCCGCCCCCGGCCAGGATCACCATGCCCACCGCTGGCACGTCCACGCCCACGTCGAGGATGGTCGAGCCGATCAGGACATCGATGTCGCCGTTCTTCAGGCGGGTGAGGGCGCGCTTTCGACCCTCCTGGTCGTCCTCGCCCATGATGAACTCGGCGCGGATCGACAGGTGCCGCAGCGAGTCGAGCAGCTTCTGGCCGTGAGCCTTGTGCTGCACCAGGATCATGACCGGAAGCCCCAGGCCGACGCCCCGGGCAGCCTCCCGGACGATGTGCCCGTTGCGTTCCTCGTTCTCGGTGATCCCCAGGCGGTAGGCGGCCTGCCAGGAGGTCGTCTTGTAGAGCTTCGGGGGCCGGGTCTTGAGCCGGACGACCTTGAAGTAGGGCTTCGCCAGGATGCCGCGCTCGATCAGCAGTTCCTCGCTCACCTTCGCCCCGATGGGACCGAAGGCAGCCATGAGCCGCATGTTCGACTCTTCGTCCTCCTTCATCATCGGGGTGGCGGTGAGCGCCAGCCGGTAATGGGCGTTCTTGCAGTGCTGGAGGATTTCGTAGTAGCTGTTGCCCGACGCCTCGTGGGCTTCCTCGCCAATGACGAACTCAAACTTCCCGAGCAGGGCGATGACCTTGGCGCGCTCTGCAGCTTGCTTGCGCTGCTTCTCGGGCGGGTCTTTGGGGTCGGGCTCTTTGAGCTTCGACACGAGCGTCTGCACCATGCCGACCGACATCTTCTTGATGGCCTGGCGCTCGTTGCCGTACTGGTCGGTGATGGTGTGCCCGAACTGACCGTCACCCAGCACCGAGCAGGGCACCTTCAGGTCACGCTCGAACGCCTCCTTCATCTGGTACATGAGGATCGAGCGGGTGGTGAGGAACAGGGTAGGGCGGTTGATCCTCGCGTACGCCAGGCGGGCGATCCGACTCTTGCCGCCCCCGGTAGCCACCTGGGCAATGATCTGGCCGTGCTTGACCAGCTTGTCCACGACCGTCTGCTGGTAGTCGTAGCGCGGGTCCTCGGGGAAGGCGTCGACAACGGGCTTCTCGGGGCCTAGCGCCTCGGGAAGGGGCTTCCTGACCCGGTTGACCTTGTAGCCAAGCCGAGCGAGCCCTGCGGAGACGAAATTGACGAAGCCGGCCGGGAAGGTGCCAGCTCGAAAGTCCAGAAACGAAGACCTGCCGTCCCAGCGACCGGTTCGAAACAGGTCACTGTTCTCCGCACCCGCCACCATGTAACTCAGCAGCCGTTGGACTTCCAGCTTCACTTCCCGGGTGGGCTCGTGAAGTTTGGCGATGGTCGCGTTTGAGGCGATGGTGACGGTCTGAGTGGACATCCAATGGAGTTGCAAGTCTAAGGAAGCGGTGCTAGTATAAGTCACTCGTTACAGAATCGCCAAGAATGCTAAGAATCGACAATCTGGACCCGAAGACGCTCAGGGCCAACCCGTGGAATACCAACCATGTGTCCCCCGATAACGAGCGCAAGCTGGAAGAGAGCATCCGGCGTTTCGGATTCTTCAAGCCGATCCTGGCGCGTGAAGTGGGCGGCCAGCTCGAAGTCATTGGTGGCGAACACCGCTGGCAAGCCGCCCTGTCCCTGGGCGAAACCACCGTCCCGGTCGTGAACCTGGGCGCCATCGATGACCAGAAGGCGAAGGAAATCAGCCTGGTGGACAACGGGCGCTACGGCCAGGACGACACCCTGCAGCTCGCCAACCTGCTCGAAGAGCTGGGCGACACGGCTGAGCTGGTGGAGTTCATGCCCTACGACAACGCCGAGCTTGAAAGCATCTTCTCGTCAGTGAGTATTGCCCTGGATGATTTGGAACTGACGGACGAGGACGAGAAGCCTCCGGTGCTCCCGACCTCCAAGCCGGTGCAGCAGTTCCAGGTCATGCGTTTCAAGGTGCCCATGGAAGACGCGGAGATGGTCGCCAAGCGCATGGAGGCGATCATGAAGCAGCAGAAGTTCACCGAGGACGACAGTCTGACCAATGCGGGCCTTGCGCTCGTTCATCTTTGCCAGGAAAACTAAGTCACCCATGAGTAAGTGCTCGAACCCAGGCCAGTATCCCGAATGCGGGTCCTGTCTCAACCGCGAGTTCGATCCGTTCCAGTGCGAGGACTGCGAAGACGCCTCGAACTACGAGCCGGACGAAGACGGGGACCTGGAAGACCAGGCGGAAGACATGACCCTGGACGAATTTCGATCACTGATCTGGCTGCAGAAAGTTGCCGCATGAAGACATACCGAATTGTCATTCGCATGAAGGACGGCACCCGTCAGGTGCATGACCTCACATCGGCGGATGTCATGACCCATACGGAGTTGGTCAAATTCATCCAGGGCGAAATCCCCGAAGCCGAAGTCATCTTGGTCCGGGTGAAGTGATGGGTGGCCCGACCTCCACACCCAAGGTCGTCCTCTGGGACATCGGGCGGCTCGTCCCCTACGAGGGCAACGCGAAGCTCCACGACAAGGCCCAGGTCAAGAAGATCGCCGAGTCGATCCGCCAGTTCGGCTGGACCAGCGCCATCGTAGTCGACAGCAAGGGCGTGATCATCGCCGGCCACGGTCGACGCCTGGCTGCCCTGCAGCTCGGTGCCAAACAAGTCCCGGTGCTGGTGCGTGACGACCTCACGGACGAGGAAGTGCGTGCGCTTCGCCTGGCGGACAACAGGGTCGCCCTCTCGGGCATGGACAACGAGCTGCTGCGCGCTGAGCTGGAGTCCCTCGACTTCGACCTCGAAGGCATCTTCGACAAGAAGGAACTGGAGTTCCTGAACGCCGACCTGGCCGAAATCGACGTGGGTGGCTTCGTGGACGACCTCGACGCCGCCGTTCAAGAGCAAGTCAAGGAAACGACCGCCAAGGTCGCAGACCTGGACAACAAGGACACCCCGGTCGCGAAAGCGCTCGGATTCAAGAGCATCAAGCTGAAGGAAGAAAAGTATGTCGCAGCGTTCATGGCGTCCATCGAATCGGAAACCGGCCGTCAAGGCGCCGAAGCATTCATCGAGCACTGCAAGCTTCATTCCGGAGCCGCTTGAGCTTGATGACCTGAGCCACTACGACACGCTCCCCGAGAGCGTGCGGGTCGGCTACTGCACGTTCTACGTGGATGTCTCGAACCACGCCGATGCGCTGGGCGAATTCGGCCACATGAACATCGCCAACGCCCGCATCCGGCTGTCACCCAACCAAGACCGCCTGAACCTGGCGAACACCTTCCTGCACGAGTGTCTGCACGCGATCCATTGGGTCTACGGCCTGCACGACGACAGCACCGAAGAAGAGTTCACCAACCAGGGCACCAACGGACTGTGCGCCTTCATTCAGGACAACCCTGAAGCGTGGGCTTGGATCAACGAACAACTTGCGGTGCGCTGATGGCAATCTGTGTAGTTCTGGTCTTCTTCGGCCTTCTGCTGTGGGCGCTGAGAGACCTCATGCCCGGCGATGACGATGACAACTGGCCTGGTGGAGCAGTCGCATGAATCCGTACTTCTGGATCGTTTTCTTCGCGGTCCCCTTCATGGTGACCTTCGGCACG